AGGAATTTATTAAAAAAGATAAGAATTGGGGTAAAAAGGGAAACATCCCATTATCTGCATATAAAGATTTTGATGTTACCAAAGGCAATTCAAAATGGGAAGGTTGGGGAACTGCTTTGAAACCAGCACACGAACCTATTGTAATGGCAAGAAAACCATTTAACACATCAGTAGCAGAAAATGTCTTAACACATGGCACAGGTGGAATAAACATAGATGAGTGTAGAGTTGGTGGAAAAGAAGGAAGATTCCCTGCAAACATAATCCACGATGGAAGTGAAGAAGTATTAGAGATATTTCCTGATAGTAAGGGTGTTGTAAGAAAACCAACAGGAAAAAAAATACTTGATGATGAAAATGGGTGGAATCAAAATAAAATGATAGATTCAACAATAAGGGGATTTAATGATAAAGGAACAGCAGCAAGATTCTTTTATTGTGCCAAAGCAAGTAAAGCAGAACGAAATATGGGGTTAGATGATTTTGAAGGTAAATATCTTGATCCACAAAGAAAAGTAGGAAGTAAGGGTGGAACTAATCCAAGAAATAGGGGTGCAGAATCTAAAAGAAAAAACTACCACCCAACAGTAAAACCAATAAAACTAATGGAATATTTAGTAAGACTGGTAACACCTAAAGAAGGCATAGTATTAGAACCCTTTGCAGGATCAGGAACAACACTAATCGCTTGTAAGCAACAAGGATTCAATTATATAGGCATAGAAAAAGAACAAGAATATTGCGATATAGCAGAAGCAAGACTAAAATCAGTCCAAATACAAGGAACACTATTTTGAAAAACGACATAGAAAACCAAGCAAAAGGTTATCAAGATTTAATAGATGAAGTAGAAAAAGACCAAGAAAAGATAAATGAGCATATTGTTTATCTATTAACTGGGATAGTGGGGGCAAAAGAATTATCAGACCAAGAATATGAAGTATTCATAAACAGAACTCTCTATCATAACAAATTTGACGATATTGGCTATAATATGCAGATTACAGAAAGCACAGCTAAAACCTACTATGGTAGAGCATTAAAGAAACTCCAAGCCACAGCAAAAAGAATCTCTATTAAGTATGAAAATAAATAGTTTTTTGTAGTCCTAAAAAAAATATTTTCATCAACAATATCAACACTTACAAACATTTAACCCTTAAATAACCCTTTTTTTGTAAACTTTTTGCCCTATATAGTGAAGGGCAACCTTCCTTTCGTTTTACGAACATAACCTTAAAAGTGGGGTGATTAGTTTGGCTGCAGTCAAAACAAAAAAGGTTGTTAAACAACCAAAGAACAACGATAAGAAACTAAAAGGTGGAATTACTGGAAAGGGTTGGGTTAAAGGACAATCAGGAAACCCTAAAGGCAGACCACCTAAAGATTTCGCTTTAAATGATCACATTAGAGACATTGCTAATAAACCACTTGGTAGGTCAAAAAAAACAATGCTTGAAGCAGTAATAAGCACAGTATATGATGAAGCCTTAAATGGTAACATGACTGCTGTAAACTTCCTGGCAGATAGAATATTAGGAAAACCTGCACAAACATTAGGAGTAAAAGATATTTCAGACGAACCTATAAAGGTATTTGATATTGATGGAATGGAAGATTGATGCCCAAAGAAAAGCAATTCTTCAGGATAAATCACGATATAAAGTTATTTGTAGTGGTAGAAGATGGGGTAAATCATTTATGTCAGTTATGTGGTTACTGCATACACCACTTAAATCCAACGAGAGAAGATGGATTGTTTTTCCTACTTATAGACAAGCTAAAATGGTATCTTGGAGTTTACTCAAAGACTTGTTTGCAGGTAAGCCAGTTAGGATCAATGAAACTGAATTATCTATCACACTTGACAATGGAGCAAAGATTGAGCTCAAGGGAGCTGACAAACCTGACTCACTTCGTGGTGTCTCCACGACAATGGTGGTGTTAGATGAGTATAGTTATATGAAAGAAAATGTGTGGGGGGAAATTATACAACCAACATTAGCAGAAACTAAAGGATCAGCATTGTTTGTAGGCACTCCAACAGGCATACAAAATCATTTCTACGATTTGTATGTTAAAGGACAATCAAAAGGAAGTGATTATAAGTCCTGGCAGTTTACTACATTAGAAGGTGGGTTTATTTCGGCAGAAGAAGTAGAGAATGCCAAAAAGAATTTAGATAAGAGAACATTTGAGCAAGAATATCTTGCAAGTTTTCTTACTGCTGCAAATAGAGCAGCATATAATTTTAGTAGAGATATTCATTGTAAGAAAATGGATAAATCTCCACGAATGTTTTGGGGTGTTGACTTTGGGGTAGCAAGTTATATGACTGCTGTCCTAATGTGTGAAAATACACAAGGTGAGGTATATGTGTTTGATGAAATAGGATTACAGAACTCAAACACCTTTGAATTAGCAAAGCTAATGCAAGAGAAAGGCAGAGGATTACCAGTATATCCAGACCCTGCAGGAAAAGCAAGAACAAGTAATAGCACAAAATCAGATCATAGAATATTGCAAGAAGCAGGGTTTACTGTTATAGCAAAGAAAGCTAATCCAACTCAAAAGGATAGAATGAATGCTTTAAATAAGATGTTAGAAGATGCGACTGGTAAGCATAGACTATTCATTAATCCTAAATGTAAGAACACGATAAGGGATTTAGAATTATGCACAGTAGAGAATGGGCAAATACTAAAGACTGAAACCTTATCACACTTTTTAGATGGATTAATGTATCCTATTGAATATCGTTATGGATTTAAAGGGCAAGGAACTTCAATCCAATGGTAATGTTTATATTAGGACTTTGTGTAGGAATTATCATATCATTTATTGGTGCAATGATGTGGGGTTATCAATTAAGTAAAAAGGAAGACGAATTAAATCAACAACTAATCAAGGAATTTCAAGACAAGTATATGGAAACCCAAGATAATAAATTTTATAAAAGGTATGAATCATGATTATTTATAATTTAACAGAAAAGATGCTACATGACTTGCTTATGGACACCATACAAGAGGGAGTGCAAAAAGAACACGAAGAACGAGAACGATTATTAGACTACTATGAAGGGATTAACCTGGAACAAGACATTAAAGGGTATTTCGATAGCGATAGTTTATCTCAAATACCACCAATGTATATCAATTTAGTTCGTGCAATCATTAGTCGTAGAGCATTAGTATACCAGGAAGCACCAGTAAGATATAACGATAAGTATAACGAAGTCATTGGAGATTTAGACTCATTCATGAAACAATTTGAGCAACTGACTTATCTATTAGGAACAGAAGCACTCTATACTCATTGGGACGACAATGCAAAGAAACTAAAGTATCGTCCTATTCACTTCTTTACACCATTCTTTAGACCAAACGAAGATGAACCATTTGCTATTATTTATCAAGCAGAAAGCCAATTACAAGCACGAACAGAAGATGCACAGTATATGTTTTGGAGTAAAGATACTGAAGATATGGAAGGAAAACACTTCTGTATATCCTCAAAAGGAAAGATTACTTCGATGATAGAGGGCGATAGAAACCCTTATGGTGATGTCTTACCATTTAACATAGCACATAGACACCCATACACAAGAGATTTCTTTAGAGAAGGGGCAAGTGATCTTGTCAATGGTATGAGAAGTGTGAATATTATGTTGACTGAATTAGCTTTACATGGCAGGTTTCAATTAGGGCAACCAGTCTTTACAGGATTAGATACTGAACAACGAATTAGTATGGGACAAGATAAAGCATTAGTATTACCTGAAGGTGCTAACTTTAATTATGCAACTCCGAATGCGAATGTCCAAGCCATGATTGAATCAACCAAGTATATGGTAGATAGTATTGCACAAGCAAATAATGTCAAGATTAACTGGACTAATTCACAACAAGAAAGTGGATTATCAAAGAAAATGAGCCAATTAGATTTAATGGATTCACTTCGTAGTGATATAGAACAAATTTATAGACCATTTGAGAAAGAACAATTCAAGATTGCACAACGAATATGTGAAGTATCAGGTGGGATTAATTTAGGGGATCAATTCAGTATAGACTTTGCTGAAAGAGAAGTGCCTATGAGTCAAGATGAAGAAATCAAATACTATGATTGGGCATTTCAAAACAATATTGAAACAAGACAAAGTTATTTAAGAAAGAAAAACCCTGATTTACAAGAAGAAGAAATACAAGGCATTGTAGAACAAATAGATGCTGAACAACCACAAGAACAAGACGAAACACAATCTATTATTGATAAAATAGGAAACCAAGTTGGCTAATTTAGATTTTTTCAACAGAGAGATAGCAAATATCCAACAACAGTTAATTGATAAGTTGGATAATCTTGTAGCAGGACTTACACAAGTGTCTGATACAGAATTAATGCGACTTGCTAAACAAATAGATTTCTTTGACGAAATGGAACGATTAGGGTATGGTAGATTATTGCAAAGAGTAAGTGATGCTTATGATAACCAAATAGCATTGGTGTTTGCTGAATTAAGTCGTAGAGAATTAGCAAGAGTTCCTGCAGTAAGTATTGAAACATTAAGACAATTAAGATTC